TTTTCCATCAAAGGTTGGAGTTGGTTTTGATCGGTTGAGTCTCCGCATAATAATTTATGGTTTCCAAGTTTCCAAACATCACCAATTTGCACGACAGGTTCTTCAGGAGTTTCAGGAACTTCATCTGGATCAGTTAAACCTTCAGATGGAATGATATCAGGTTCGCCAAGTATTTCTGCAAGGTCCTCTTTTGTAAACCACGGATCAATATCGTGATCTTCTGAAAGCTGGTGCAACATTTCTTTATCCCACTCGGATAAGTCGGAGGTTCTATTGTCAGCTAAAGCAAGCCCAACCTTTTGATCTTCGGATAGTCCTTTTCTTTTTACAGCGATTATTTCATCGCCTTCGGTTTCAATAACTCTAACGTTTTTTATACCAGCTGCTCTTGCCCCAGCAATTGTTCCGTTTCCAGCAAGAATACGATTCTCTTCGTCAATAACAATTGAACGACCAGCACCATATTTTTGTAGCGACTCTTTTATCAAAGCAGAAGAACGGTCTGTTCTTTTTCTTGCATTTTTATGGTCGTTTTTAAGTTCGTTAATTTTCATGCTGCGTTTTTGAATTGATTATATTTTTGAATGTGAAGTTTAACAACCGCAGTTGGGCATACTATTTGACCCATCTTTTGCAAATCAAATTTAAAATCGTTATAAATTTCATAAAAAGCATAGAAAAGATCTGATATTAAGTTCTCTCCATAAAGGTGAGGGTTTTTACCATGCAAATGAAAAAACCAACGAATCATGTCGTTAGCAGAACAAACTTCAATTAAATTTATTGAATAAAGCGGTTCCTCATGGTCCCAAATGCCAAAGTGGCAATCAGGCATCAAATCAAGGCTGTAAGTTTCCTCATTCAAATACCAATCACCCCAATTCATGTGAACAGGCCAGTTGTAGCTCATTAAGTTTGCAAGAGGCACAGGATAAGGATTTTGCTTAGAAAATTCTATATTTTCCTTTTTTTCCCTTGCTTGAGCCGACTCATAAAGAAGGTTTTTAGGAAGGCGGTGGTTCACTTTGGTTGAGTTTCATTGATTCAACAGTAGCTTTTTCTGTTGGAAATGAAAACAAGGAAGGAGTATTTTTTAAAGTTTCTTTGACAGTTTGTATAAAATATGGCAGTTCTTTCTTTGAATTGTTTATATTTTGCAAGCGATAATCGTTCATTAATTTAACACTTTGTTGCCAAGATTCCTTTCTTTTATTATGCAACATTCTTGTTTCATCTTTTGTTAACGAAACGCCTAAAATGTGTTCACCACTGGAAGTTATAACTGTTTTAATGTTACCTAACGAGTCTCTATATCCGCTGGAGATAACATTTTGTTCTTCATCTAATTGTTGATATGCTTTTTTACAGTGGCATATTATGGCTGCATCAGAGCCAGCAAACTTCCTGCCTTTTTCATCAATATCGTAGTCGTGCCAGTAAAGTCGATTAACTAATCGATCTGAATTGTTAACGATTCCTGTGTCGTAGCAAGCGTAGCAATCCTTGTCAGGTGGATAAAAGTTTATTGTTTTTTCAGTAAGTTTTCTTTTGTAAGACATGGCAAGTTAAAAAGGTTGATCTTGGGATTTATCTTTTTCCCAATTTGGCTTTGGCAAATCGACTGTGCTTGGTAGGTAGGCTTCAAAACTGCCGTTCTTGAGCCACCGATACGCATCAGGAAAGGGAGAAGCAAAGCCCCCTTTGTTCTCAATTTGGTGTTGATCAGTTATAGCTCTTTGTAAAGCTAAAGCAAGTGTTTCTGAAGAATGACTTTTCATAACGACACAATATTCTTCAAAGGCTCGTGGCTTTGTTTGACCAGATGCTCTTTTTTTAATTTTTAAATATTTCTGCCAAAAAAGCTCAAATTCCTCTGAATAAATCTTTTTCTTAGTTTTTTGTTTACTAACTTTATTTATATTGTTATTTGTATCTAGTTTATATACATCTTGTTTGGTGGCATCTGGTGC